ATTGATTGGCCAAGCGGTATTGCGACCCGTCGCTATAGCTGAATCGCTGGCCGTTCCCGTCGTCGCCAATGCTGCGCCAGATCAGCGAAACGGGATCGTAGACCTGCAACGCAGTGTAGTGGCCGGTCTTTGCCGTGTACCAGCCGGCGTTGCCCGTACCTTGGCCGGGCTGCGAGGGGTTGATGTTGCTGTTGAACACATAGGCTTCGCCCGCCTGGAGCGAAATGATGTTCGGCTGGCCATAGGTGCTGAGGGGCTGACCGCTCCCGCCAAAAAGACGCACTGCGCGATGCTCCTATGTCTGCTGGATCGGCATGAGGAAGATGGAGGCGTTCATGCCGCCCATCGTAAGTGCCAGCACTGCCGCGGCGGTCGGGAACGCCGCTACGACACCGCCGCCGATATTGGGGTATGGAACACCCTGGTACCGCCCGCCGTCGACTGTCGTGGTCGCCGTGATGGCGCCGGCACCGCTTGTCGTGCAGTCGATCACTGCCGGCCGCCAGCGCGTCATGCCCACTGAGGCGATGCCACCGAGATAGGCCGGACTGGCAGTCACATAGCCACCCGCGCCGGTCGCGGTCACTGCGGCGCTGTTCCCGTACCCAGTCCCGGCCGTGGTGATCGAGACAGACGATATCGACCAGTCCATCACCGCGGTGGCCACTGCCGATCCGCTGGCGAAGGTCAGCGCAGGAACCGTACCGGACGTGATCGGACTGCCGTGATTGGTGCACACGAGGCCGGTCACGGTGCCTGATCCGGTCAGGGAAAGCTGAATGGAACCACCGGAGCCGGTCGTGTCGCGCCAGTCATTTACCAGGATCGCCTGTGGGACGTAGATGTAACCAGCGCCCTGATCAACCATCGTGATAGCGCTGATTGTGCCATTGCTGATCGCAACTGTGCCCGCTGCCTGCAGGCCGGGCTGTGGTGGGCTCTCGATCCACAGTATCGGCGGATAGGCATAGCCACTTCCAGCCGCGGCGACGACGCCGAGCGTCGAGATCGCACCTCCCACGATCGCTTGCCAGGTCGAGGCGCCAGCAGAGGCCGTGACGGCGGGGGCCGCGGTGTATCCGCTGCCAGCAGTCGTCACGACCGCGCCAACAGCGCACCCGGTCGTATTGGCAATGCGCAGCGTCTGGCCGTCGAACAGCACGTAGCGTGAGGCATACGTGTCATCGCCGGAAAAGCGCCATTGCTGCGAAGCCGTGTCGAAGCGCTGCAACGACGCATACTTGCTGCCAGAGTAGATGTAATAGCCGGCCGCGGGCATGAGTACTTGCCCCGCTTGGAGCGTAACCTCCGGGCTGATGGCACGGGGCGCCGATGCTGCATAGGGAAGGGCCATGACTCGACCCCGCTACAGGACGGCCGGCGGGCCGGGAACGCTTGGCCAGGCCGCGCCGGTCACGCCCGTAATCCACGCCCCGGAACTCGGCTTCGCACAGACCAAATCCAAGCATGTGATAAGCACGCCGATATCCGCGATCTGGCCTTGAGGGATGGCACTTTGGAAGCCCGAAAAAACGAAGGGTGCCGAGGAATTGAGGTACATCGCGATGTAGCGGCTGTGCCCCATGAACACCTGCCCACGCGGGCAGAACGGGTCGGGAAAGAACGGCGTGTCCAGCACGCGAATGGCGCGGAACCCGGCGTTCTGCACGTCGCCGCGGCCATACTGCGAACGCGGCGTCGATTGGAACATCTCCAGGCCCATGTAATCCTGCATGAGCGTGGTCCAGTCGGCCGGGTTCATCACCCCCCAATCCGGCGCCACTCCGCCCGCCCCGGTCTGCACCCGCATGACATAGCTGGCCATGCCGTTGCGGTTCGAGATCGCGCCCGCGTTCGGGTAGTACTGCCCCTGCCAGTAGGCGTTGGTGCGCGGGATTCCGCCATACGACGTGGTGTTCGTGCCGTTGTCGTAGGCCATCGACAGGCTGTCGAGCACCTGCGGATTGTTCGAGTTGTTCGAGTAGAGCGACTGGGCGATGGCCTGTTTGATGACCACGGCGGCGTCGGATGTGACTGCACGGAGCTTGGGAATGATGACTTCGGAGCTTTGCACGATCGCTTCCATACCGAAGAAGCCGATCGGGACCATGCCGAGCTTGAGGTTGAACTGCGCATCCGAGATCGCAGCCTCGTCCTCCGGCATCGGGAAGTCGCCGGCAAAGCTGCCCCAGCTAAAGGATACGAAAGACGCGCCCTGGACCGGGATCGTGATCTGCGTGACGCCGCCTCGTGCGCTCTGCGCGTTGGACAGGAACAACGACAACAGAGGGTGCGATTGGTAAATCTGCACGTAGACGCTGGGAATGACCGCGCGCCGGGTGATGGCCTGTAGCTGTTGGCCGAGTGCGCCACCTGGGACAATTCCGCTATAGACTGGCCCGGTAAGAGTTCCTGACACGCGCTGCGCTCCTTATCAGGCCGCTATGAGAAATTCGGTGAGCACTTCGTCCAGAACCAATCTGAAGAAATCGTCCGGTCTTTTGTTCAGCACCCACCAGCGGAAAGCGTCTATCTCCGGGAAAACCATGAAACATGGCTCAAACGTCTGGTCGAGCTTGAAGCCAAAGGCGCGTGGGGCCGGCGCGGTGATATGCGTTCCGGGCGGGATTTCGATGTCCCAGGGAGACCGCTGATCAGACAAAGAGACGACGTTCGTCACGCTGGCATCTCGTTGAAGACCTCATTCACCACGTCTTGCCAAAACCCTTCCTCGTCAGTGTGCAGTTTCTCCCACCGCTCGTCCTGGCGCGTGGTGCCGTACATGTCCGCCCTGTTGTCGAACATGCGCGAGGACGCGGAGACCGGCGGGGTTTTGGGAAGGTTGTCGCGATAGAGGGCGGCAGCGGCCTCCACATCGGCGATCTGGCGTTCCTGCATCGTCTTGATGACGCCCTGCATACCTGCGTCGCTGAGACCGAAGCGGGTTTGCACATCACCCAGCTTCTTGCGCAGGTCGGCCTCGGCGTCTCTCTGCTGGGCCTTGGTCTGGTACTCGGTCAGCATGTTCTGCAGGCCAGTGACCTGCTCCGTGAGCGTGCCGATCTGCTTCTGCTGGTGCGCGACAACCGGGTGTTCATCGGGGATCGTGATGGCTGGGTTAAACTTCTTGCTGGTCCGCCGAACCGACTCGCCGATGTCCGGGTCATTCCAGACGCCGTTGAACAGCTTGGACAGTTCGCGCAGTTCGGCCGCTTCGTGCGCGGTCATCTGGACAAAGCCGGTGGTGCCAGACATGGGTGTTACTCACTCTTCCCAAGCGAACCGCCGACGTGCTTGATCTGCATGTCGCCCGAGTTGACACTACCCTTCGGGAGACCGGCCGAACTCGCGCCGATGTCCATGGTGTCCATAGGCACACGGATCATGATTGGGTCTTCAGCCTTCGTGTCGTTGAGATACGGTCCCGGGAATCTCGCCACGTCAGTCGCTCCTGCGGTTACGCCGCCTGCATGCCGGGCGGACCCGGCGGCGGGGAAAGCATGGGGGGTTGGGGAGGTTGCTGGCCGCCGCCCGCGATGCCTGCGAGTGCCTGATTCGGCTGGGCGGCCTTCGCCTGCTGCATCATGTGCATCAACTGCTGCATCTGCATCTGCGGGTCTTGCGCGGCTTCCGTCAGATGCTGGCCAATCTTGGTGATCGCCTCCATGACGGCCTTGTGCAGCTCGGTGCCCATCGGCACGCTGGGGAGAGCTTTTTGGAGCGCTTCGAGCGCCATCCTGATCTGCGCGATGCCCTGGCTCGTTTGACCCGGATTCCCATGCGGCACGGTGGCGGGTCCGGCCCCTGGTGGGGCACCCATCATCGTCGGCGGGATCGGTCCTCCAAACGGCGGCATTGCAATCCTTCAGGCACTCCGGCCGGGTCGCACAACCGACCCGGCCAGGGTGATTCAGTGCCGGGGGTGCTTACGGCCCCGGCGCATATGGCGATCGCGCATAGCTTTCTCCTTTTGGAGCCGAGACACGCTGTATCGGCCTAAGACCCTTGGGGAGCAGGGGAACCGATGTCAAATTATTTTTGAAGTGTCCCAATATTATTGAATTAGGTCGGGACGTCCCTTAATTGTGGAATATAGTCAGATCAGTGCTTCTTCTTGCCGCCTTCGAGCACCTTCAACGCTTCCGGGTGTTGTTGAAGGAACGCCGCCTTTTGCACTTCGCGTTCCTCGATTGACTGCACCAAATCCTCGCCGTCTGGCGGGTTAATCGCTTCCACGGCTTCGGCCGGCGTCATCGCGCCAATCTTGACCAGATCGAAGATCAGTGCCCGGTACTCGGCCAGGAAGATCGGGCTGCTGCTATGCGACTGCACCGTGACCTTCACGTTCTCCGGCAGATGCCAGAACTTGAACGGAAACTGCTTCATCCCAGCCGCGGGGGCTTCAAGCGTCGGATCGTCTGGCGGCATCTGCGCCACGATGTTCTGCGTGTCGGGTTTCAGCCACGCGACGATGGTTCGGTTGTCCATGGCGCGGAGCAAAGCCAGCGCCAGAAAGCCCACCTCTGCGACAGACCTCTCAAAGTCTAGCGCGTTGTTCTTGAAGCGCGGGCTGGCATTGGAACTCAGCGTCTCGGCGTGGCCCTGCGACCGCACACCGGATTCGCCACGTCCTTTCAGCACGGGCGGTCTCCCCCCCATTTCATCAAACATCCGCTCTTCTTCGTGCAGAGACTCCCAAATCGCTTCGGGCAACTCGGGATACAGGTTCTGCTGCTTCGCGTTAGGCGACGGGTCCACAAACCAGCCGCCGGGCTTGTCTCCGGCCGAGTACTTCTGCTGGTTGATCGCCGTGCCGCCGGTATAGAGCTTAGGCGGGTTCTCCTGCCGCCGCAGGAGCCGCATGATCCCGTTCAGGCGCGCGTTGATCTGCATTTGCAGCACGCCGATATTGCAGGCCTCGGAGCGCCCCCAGAAATAGCCCTCAAGCTCAGTGGCGCCGCTAAACGCGACGAACGGGTGCATCCCCGACAGCGGATTGAACTTGCGGAAAGCGTCAGGCAGCCGGCGCATCTGGTTGTCCGGATCGAACATATCGGCGAAGTTATTGCGGATGACCTCCCCACCAGTGACCATCACATCGCCGACCATCTGAAAGGTCGCCCAGTCATCGGTGCGCGAGTCCTTGACCCAAAGTTCATCGAGTCGGACCAGCGTCGCTAGGATTTTCGGGTCCCATGTCGCCTGCGGACCGCCAAGCCAGTTCACGATGCCGCGCGACGAAGCCATGGCTGGCGAGTTACCCGCCTGCTGGAACGGGTTGAGGCCGCCCAACACGATCTGTTTCAGCGCATTGGCCCGATCGGGCCGCTCATCTGGCCGACCGCGCATCCCGCGCTTGCTGATCTCCTTCATGATCTTGCCCAGGTCCGGCAGGTGGCGGAACGCGGACTGAAACTCACCTGGCGTGTAATACGTCGTGTGGACGAATGCCGGCTGACGGTGCAGGTCGTTGATGTCCGGCCGCAACACCCCGAAGAACTCGGGCTGCACAACGTATGGCGCGAAGCCGCCGTCCTCCCAGTTCAGCTTCAGCAGGCACTTGCCCTTGACCAGCGACCATTTCACGCACTGGAGCTCAGCACGGTAGACGCTGGCGTCCGCCATGTATGCGTGCAGTTCCGCCGCCGCAGACCGTCCCATGGTGCGCTGCGTCGGGTTTCCGCCACCATGGAACTTGATCAGGTAGTTCAGTTCGACCGGGCTGAAATAGATGCTGGCCAGGCTCTCGATGTACTCGAATGTCTTGGGATACGTCGCGGGATTGCCGTTCTCATCGCCGGTCAAATAGAGGTTCCGGTAGAGCGCGCCCCGCTGGATTCTTTCTTCGAGATCGGGTGTGCATTCCGCGATGAGTTGCGCGGCCCACGGGGCGATCTTGGTTCTCGGAATGTACATGGGGCGACGTTACGCAGATCGCTTCGCCGCTCGCCATGTCCTGTAATTCTCGTATTGTGTCAGGAAAGCCAGTTAACCCGGTATCTTAGGCGTCACCAGGAAGTGTCACCTGTTTCCGCGGTGTGTCGCGTTCCCGCGGCACCTGCGGAGGCGGATCATGACTGACCACACAACGGAAGCCGAATTTCTCACTGATGCGCAGCTTTGCGAGTTGCTGCACGTCGATGCTCGCACCACGTTGCGATGGCGGCGCGATGGCGGCGGGCCTAAATACGTACGTGCCGGACTGCGGCGTGTCTTGTATCGCCGCGACGATGTGTTGGCTTGGGCAGCCGCGAACACGTTCGCGACCATGGCGGCCGAGGCAGTAGCCGGCCAGCGGAGCGCAGCGTGACCTCCTGGATATCGCTGGCCGGGCCGCTGGTGCGGCTGATCCTTGCCGGAATCCTTCGTTTCGCGTAAGAGGGCTCTGCGAACGGCCAGCGGTGGCCAACACTGAGGACGGGATGGGGCTGGCAACCTCGCCCGTCGCCTTCATTCTAGGCCATCACGACCTCCTAGCGGACTTGATCCCATCCCCGGCAATGATGTGTGTCGGCGCCGCGTCTCGCCGTGCGTGCTGAATTGCAACAGGGTTCGGCGTATCCGGTGTATTGAACCTCCCGCTCACAGCCGCCTGCATCACAGCGCGTGGAGAAAGGCCCATGATGCTCGCCGGGTTGATGCCGCGGGAGTTGCGGCGGGCGAACATATTGTCGGCCATTGCCTGCTGCCTGGGGGGGAGCTTCGGCGCCATAGACTCGCCCTCGCGCACGTCCGAGCGCAGATCAGTCATCCCGTGATCGCGCATGACAAGATCAGCAGTGAAGTCCACCGCTCGGACCTGGAGAGAGCCGCCTACGGCCGGCGCCCTGCCGGTGTCGAAAGCCATGCCGCGCGGCGCCTTCGCAGCCTTGGTGCACTTCGGGCACGGCGGGTCGTCGATCTCATCAAGGCCCTGCTCGTCCTCGGCTTCCATGGTCCGCTTGTAGCGGTGCTGGCAAAGGTCGCAGCGGATCGTCACCTGGAATTTCGTGCCCACTACTCTTCGTCTCCGGGGAGCGTGAACCGACTGACACGCTCAGGTTCAGGCGATTGAGCCAGCCGAGCCGTTTCCTCGGCAGCCTTCGTGTAGGCCGCTACGTAGGAATCGATCGGCACCACCGCCACCGGAGCCACACGCTGGCCGCCGATTGGCATGCCGTTCCGCCCCATCACCTCGCAGTCGTATGCCTGATCTGGCGCTGGCCAAATCCCCACCCGACCGTCATCGCGCACGCACCAGTAGAGCGGCATAGCGACCAGGGTCCCGTGCCGCTCGCTTTTGGTCATAAGCAGCATATCGGACTCACGCACCCTCATCAGCATGGTAGAGCGCTTGATTACGCCCTCCGTCGTGCCTGGCTTGACCATGACCACCGGCCCGAACTTCCCAGGCCCCTTGCCCTTGAGCTGGCGCTCGTGGACGATCACAAGCTGGCCCACAACCGCCGCCGGCAGGTTCAACACCGACTCGCCTGGCTTGAGAATCACTCCGCCACCGTGCCGCTTTCGGCCTGGCGCTTGCGCCCATGCTGGAACTCCTGCAACGCACGCCGCTCCTGCTCGACCCTGCGCAGACCGTCGAGCGCCACCTCGCCGCTCGCCTCGCGCCAACCGACCGGCTCGAAGTCCAGCTTGCGCTTTGTCAGGACGGAAGCCCAGAATCCGATGGTGCGCCACTGGCGATAGCCAGAGACCTTCTCGCGTGTCACTCGCCAGTTGGCCAGCACACCTTCGGCGTCCTGCGCCGTATCGCCCGTCATGTAGATGGAGCGGTTCTGTGGCGCTTCAGCCATGTCGAACCAGAGCGAAGGGCGAATGTCATTCAGGATCGGAGGCGGCGTCTCGCCAGCCTGAAACAGCGCTACCACGTCAGCAGGCGGCGTCTCACTCTTCCGTATCTGTGCCATCGAGCCCGGTCTCCTTTCGCCAATCTGCGGTGAGGTCCGTGGGATCAGTGAACGTGCCGATCATCGCGGCCGGCGGCAACACCCGATCAACCCCCATTTCGTCGACCATCGCCAAAAGATCACGGGCACATGGTATTTCATAGGTCCAGAGCGGGCGGACATCACCCAGGTCTATCAGCGCCACCTCTCCGCCGGTCGTTGAGGCCGCAGTGGTATAAGGCACGGCCAGAGCATCGACGTTGTTCCCATGCCGTGCGGATATCTTGCGCGCGAGCGCTTCAACCTCTGGCGGCAGGTCCTTCCACCAGGCAGGGATTCCATCCCCACTCATTTGACGCCGCGTCGGCGTTGAAACTCTGCGGCAGCCACCGCCTTGGATATAGCGCCACCAAGACGGAGTGCCATTTCTGCCACCTTTTCAGGCGAAAGGTTCGGTCTGGCCTCGGCCTCCATTTGAACCGCCTCCAACAAAAACTCCCTCGCGCGACGTAGGGTGGCTATGACAAGATCGTCGTAGACCTGTATCTCGTCTTCCGTCATCCCCCGAACCTTTCCTCGACCCAGCGTTGTGCCGGCGTCATCTCGCGCGGCGCGTCCTCGATGCTGCGCAGATACTGCTGAGCAATCCGGTCGACCATATGCCTCCCCGTGACCTGCCCGCTCTCGCGCGCCGTGACCACGGCATAGGTCTCGCCCATCATCACCATCCCGCCGCGTTCGTGCTGCACCCAGGCATGATTAGCCAGTGCCGCGGCTATCACCCGATCATCCTTCTGGCCGTTCGGCGCCTCGATCGTGTCCTTGTCCTGCGTCACCGATTGCATTTCTTCCAGCAGTTGCTTCGAGTAGACCACCAAAGCGCCAGTCATATGAGCGTCGCGAAGTTGCGACATAATTTGGTTCTTCAGGCTTCCGGTCGTCTGGAAGCCGATCACGTAGCCTTTTCCCGCCGGATTGTCAGTCTTCTGGTAGATGTAGTACCGCGCGTTGTCGAGGAAGTCTGTCCAGTCCTCCCCCTTCATGGAGCGGCGGTCGCGGTTCATGTCCGCACGTAGAACCTCCCGCAGATGGTCGAACTCCACCGTGACCGCATTGCCGTAGCCGCCGCCAAGTTCGAGGATGATCAGGCAGTTCCGATACGCCCCAGCGATGTAGGCCAGCACCCAGGCCGCCTGGCGGGTATCGCAGTGGTTGTCAGCATACTCGGCAACCTGCACCAACTTGTCGGCATAGCAGCGCCACACTGAAATCGCATGACGGTCATTCTTCGGGTCGGAGCCACCGGCTGGATCGGCGCCAATGACGTAGCGCGCATCGGCAACGGGCGGGAACCACACGCGAAACTCAATCTCCTTGCGCCGCAGCTCCGCATTCTTGTCCAGCCCGATGTCCTCAAGCTGCCCAGCCCAGAAGTCGGTGCCGAGCCAGAAGCGATACCCCTTGTAAGCCTGCCCCTCTTTGTCGATCCGATCGTAGTCCCTGACAATGAGCCTGGTCTGGAAAAAGGACCGGCCCCCCTGGACGAACGCCTCGTCCTCGATCCACGGC